GTTTGTCTAAACCCCCCATACAGGCAGACAAGGAAGGGGTGAGCAGTGGCGTACACGAAAACTATTACCGCAACAGTTGCGGCGGCAGGCGTACACACGCTCACCCTTTCCAATGTCACAAACCTGTTTGTTGGTGACACCGCCTACATTGCAGGCGTTGACAATTCCTACACAGGGCAACACGTGCTCACAGCAGTGAACACCACCAACGTCACTGTTTCATTTACCCAGGGCAACCACACCGAGGCACTCGAAACAGGATTAGCGGGGCAGTTAATTATTCGCCCGCAGTGGACCACCACAGAATTGGTGCAGCAATGGCTCGGCATTGACGTAGCCACCGCCAATGACACCGCCTACATTGCCACGTGTGTGTTAGCGGCCAACGAGTGGGCATTTCGCAAAAGGCAGGAAAGCGGCTACACAACAGACCGTGCAGCGTTTCCACCATCTGCAGATGTTCAACTAGGAACCACAAACTATGCCGCTATGCAATACCGCAACCGTGGCGCAATTGACGGTTTTGCAAGTTTCGACTCGTTCTCTACCGGTACCCCAACAATGACATTGGGCCAAATTCTGGCGTTGCTTGCATGTAACCGCCCGCAGGTGGGCTAATGGCTGCAACAGGCACATTGGCTGCAGCTCGTGATGCAGTGGTCACACAATTAACGGCCCTGGGCCTTAAAAGTGTCACCGATCCACGCAACGCCCGCCCGCTTACCTGCATGGTTGAATTACCAACCGCAGACACCTTTACCTTTAACGTGCTTACGGTGTCGTTACGCATTCGCATTTTAGGTGCACCACCTGCAAACCAGGATGCAACAGACTATTTAATAACAACCGCAGACACCATCATCAATAGCCCAATTTCCGTAACTAGCGTGCAACCAGGTGCAGCAAACTACGGCGGGCAAGACCTACCAACCTACGATTTAACCGTTGCCGTAGCAATACGGCGGAACTAAGGAGCAAAAAGTGGCAACAACCACATTTTTAAGCAATGCAACCATCAACATCACCCAGGGTGCCACAACTTACGATTTGTCGGACCAGGCGAACACCTGCTCCATCACGGTTGGTGTGGATTCACTTGAGGCCACCGCCTTTGGAGACACAGGCCACAAATTTGTGGCAGGGCTCCAAACCGTAGAAGCCAACATCACGTTTTTCCTTTCCTACGGTGGCACCGGTGCAACTAGCGAAGTTGAAACAGCACTTGCCGCCATTGTCGGCCAGGGAAACACAACTTTGGTGATTTCGCCTAGCGGCACCACCGAAAGTGCCACCAACCCTGAATACACACTCACAAATTGCATGTTGGCAAGTTTCACACCCATCAACAGCACCGTTGGTGAATTAGCCACCGTGGAGTGTTCATTCACGGGAGGCACCTGGGCCCGTGACGTAACGACACCGTAAGAAACTAAACCGAAGGGAAACACACCGATGCAAATAGACATTTTGGTAACACCAAACGAAGGTGAACCGTACAAAGTGCAAACAAACTTGTTTGTTGTTGTTGCGTGGGAACGCAAAACAAAACGCAAGGCAAGCGATCTGGCACAAGGCATTGGCATGGAGGATTTAGCATTCATGGCGTTTGAAGCGTGCAAACAATGCAACATCCCCGTGCCACCGTCATTTGACGAGTACATCAAACGTTGCCGTTCTATTGAAGTGGTAAGCGAGGAACCCGCAAACCCTACAAACGTGGCTCCTACATCCGAGGACTAGCCACGGTTTTAGTTGCCACGGGTTATTGGCCGCCACACATTCCATTTGACACAAAAGAATTGGCCACGGTTATTGACGTGCTAAACGAAAACCAAAAAAAATGAGCGCAGACTTTAACAGTGAAGTGTTGGGCCTAAAAGACGCACTTAAACAAATTAACCAATTAAACCCCCAATTTAGGCGTGCCATTACTAAGGAATTTAAAAGCATTGCCGATCCCGTAGTCCTGGCCGCACAAAACACCAACATTGAACAATTGGCGTTGTCTGGGTTCAAATACAATTGGGTCACCCGTAGCGGCTACCAAATGTTTCCGTTGAATTTTCAACGGCTAAACAAATTTATTGTTGCCGGTGTCTCAGGTAAAAAACCCAAAGAATTTAGGGGCCAAATGCAAAACGCATCGGTGTTTTTTATTAGGTGGAAGTCACCCCAGGCCACATTGTTAGAGATGGCCACAAAGGGCAAGTTGGGCACTCAAATGCAACGTGTCCATGGACCACAGGGCCGTGTGTTGTGGCGTGCCTGGGAACAAAAGGAAAACGAAGTTATGGACCAGGTGCAGGCGTTAGTGTCTAAGGTAATGCGTGCAGCACAACGAAAGATTTACGAGTAATGGCAATAACCATTCCCATTGTTACCGAGTTTGTTGGCACAGGTATTGAAAAAGCCAAAAAGGAATTTGCACAACTCGAAGGCATAGGTGCCAAAGCACAGTATGCAATTAAAAAGGCGGCAGTGCCCGCCGCTGCAGCACTCACAGGTGTTGGCGTTGCGTTGTTTGACGCCACAAAGGGTGCAATGGAAGATGCAGCCGCCCAGGAACTATTGGCTAAAACAATTAAAAACAACACCAAAGCAACGGATGCACAAATTGCAGCCAATGAAGAGTGGATTAGTCAACAGGGCAAATTGTTAGGCGTGGCCGATGACGAATTGAGGCCGGCCCTGGCCAAACTCACCACGCAAACAAAAAGCGTGGCGGAAGCACAAAAAGGTGCTGCACTTGCAATGGACATTGCAGCGGCCACAGGTAAGCCACTTAGCAGCGTTACCGATGCACTTGCTAAAGCGTATGGCGGCAATGAAAAAGCACTTGCGAAACTGTCGCCAGAACTAAAGGGCCTGATCAAGGATGGCATGACAGCAGAGGAGGCAATTGCTAAATTGTCCGACACGTTTGGTGGTGCTGCAACAACAAAAGCAAACACCGCCGAGGGACAGTTTGCACGCCTTAGTTTGTCCCTGGCAGAAACAAAAGAAACCATAGGTGCAGCTCTTTTGCCTGTCATTGAAAAGGTGCTCCCATACCTAACCAAATTGGGTGATTGGGCAAGTGAAAACACAAACACGTTTTTAATTGTGGCGGGGGCAATTGCAGGCATTGCCGCAGCCGTTTTGGTCATTAACGGTGCCATTGCTGCATGGACCGCTATCACTACTGCCGCCACCGCAGTGCAGGCCGCCTTTAACGCCGTACTAGCAATGAACCCGATCACCCTTATTGTTATTGGCATTGCAGCATTAGTGGCCGCTTTAGTCATTGCATACAAAAAATTTGAAGGGTTCCGCAACGTTGTTAACGGCGTGTTTGGTTTTATTAAGTCTGCCGTGGAAGGGTCCATCGGAATAATTAAAGGCTACTTTGAAGGTTTGCTCGGTTTTTACAAGGCAGTTTTTAACGGTGTTGCAACCTTGTGGAACAACACCTTTGGCAAACTGTCATTTAAGGTTCCATCCTGGGTGCCTGGTATTGGTGGCAAAGGTTTTGACGTGCCCAACATACCCATGCTCGCAAACGGCGGCATTGTGACCGCCCCCACTTTGGCCCTAATTGGAGAACGTGGCCCAGAGGCCGTGGTTCCATTAAGCAGAGGCAACCAATACGGCATGGGTGGCACAAATGTAACCATCCACGTAAACGGTGGGGACCCCAACGCAGTTGTTGACGCCTTACGCCGTTACATGCGCCAAAACGGTGCCGTGCCTATACGGGTGGCATCGTGACCGTTCAGGCATACCAGGTTGAATACTCAACCAACGGCACCACCTGGGTTGCGTTGTCTAATGTGCAGTCAATTGTGGCCAATGTTGGCCGCCAGGGTTTGCAAGACACTTTCGAGCCATCCGCTGCAACGTTTGTGTGCCGCTACCCCAACGGGTACGCCACACCGGTGGCGGCATTGGTTGTGGGTACACAGGTACGTTTTACCCGCACAGGCGGCACCTACATTATGTGGTTTGGCCGTATTCGCAATGTGGTTGTTAATTGGGGCAAACCCTATGTTGCAAACGTAGGCAACGAGGATTTTGTCACCAT